GTACGGACAAGCAACGCCCTCTCCACGAGCCATCTTGTCTTCAGGAATTTCTAAATAACAGTGCTGCTCAAGCAACACATACTGTGGGTCATTGTCACCTGCTGGTGATAAACCCAATACAGTATCCATCTTCTCTGCCATACCTGACAGATTAGGAACACCTGCATCTGGTAATTCTACATCGGCATACATACCTGCGTCAATCTGACGGAACAATTCGTTAGGGCTACGATAGATTACGTGTGTATATCTATCTGCCCGTAGCAGGTCGGTAGCATAGTAGGACACATAAAACTGGTCGATAGGAACAAACTCACTGACTGGGCGACCAAGACTTGCGTCATAATAAATCTTTTTAATAGATGAACCGATAAGCGGTAGATGGAACAGCATACGTTCAAACTCATCGAAGTATTCAGGCATTTGTTCTGTAACCTGATAATTCATAAATGTTCTGACGCGCTCTGCCTGTGCAATTTTCTCTGCCGTTTGCTCTCCAAGTACTTGTGTTTTAATTGGACCTTTGGCAGGAAATAATTCTTGTGAAGCTTTAGACTGAAACTTAACAGCCGACTCAATCAGTAGTGGATGAACAGCTGTGGCTGCTCCTTCAAATGGTTCGCTTGTGTCTTCAAGCTTCAGACCTAATAGGTCAAAGCCTCTTTCAAACATGCTTTCCCATTCACCACGAGAATCTTTGTCTGCTTCAAACTTATCAATAACTGTATGACCAATATCTTTTAAGTCGTCTTCATCAAGCAGGTCAACTAGGTTTTCATAAAAACCTGTATCAACACCAACCTCAATTTCAATGGATTCTTCTACTGGTTCAAAGTCTACAATAACTTCACCAGTTTCAGGGTCTACTTCAATCGAAGCACCGCCTTCCATTTCTCTTTCCATTGATAGTTGAATTACATTATCGCCTTCGATGCGGTCATAAGGATTACGTTCTATAGCCATATTAGTCCCTTGTTAAAATACTGTAGCCTATATTATACACCTAAGTGCGCCAATATCCAACCCTCTTTTGTCTTCTTGGGTTATAATCATCTTCCCAGTTAGGGTCGTCTGGGTGTGTAATATTCCAGCTGTCCTTCATATATTGAATAGCCATAGTCATAGCATCCACTTGGTCATCATGTGCGCCATTGGGAAAGGCCAATGCTTCGTCATACAAATCACCAGCCCACTCCTTTCCACGTGGTATAAACAATCTACCTGCTTCCATAATTGGAGTAGAAGCATATACCCTGCTTACCTTGTCTCTGTCAGGCAGATACTCTAACACAGGCAGACCTGCTCTACGCATGTCCTGTATCAATGACTGCCCTGAAGCTTTTTTCTCCACGATACACACATCTGGTCTGTGTTTCTGGAAAAGATGCTGCGCTACTCTACGAAGTTCTGGATATTCAAACCTGTCCTTGACATTCCCCAGTAGTATCAGACATGGCACGGCTGACTCAACACCATACTCATTACGTTCCATCTGGTAGAATATACCCCATGTCTGTATAACACTATAGTCAGCAGTCTTACTGGTGGAGAATGCTGTGTCATAGGTTTGTATTAACATTTCACAACTAGGTGGGTCTTCATACTCCCACCATTGGAACCATTTCTTTTTAATAATGCCGCCTTCTTCTGGCGATGGGTTTTGCATATACAGTGCATCCCAGTAGCGGCTACCATTGCTTGAGCGTATCTCTTGCTCATCAACTCTAAGAACACTGTCAGGCTTCCACTCTGGAAAGTAGCTAGTACCTTCTGGTAAACCTAACAGATTGGCAGCTGTCTCATCTAGCCAAGCAGGAATACTAATTACTTCCCACTTGTTCTCTGTCAGTTCATTCTCCTGCTTCAGCAGCCAGCCACACAGGTCATCGAAGTGATAGCGAGTATTAATAATGATAATAGCCCCATTAGGCATAAGACGAGTACGTAGACCAGAAGGCCACCATTCTTTAATATAACGTCTACCAGCTTCACTGAAACTATCCTCCTCTGACATTACATCATCCAGCAAGGCTAGGTGCGCACCACGACCTGCAATCTGTGACCTTACACCTGCAGCATAGTATGAGCCATTGTGGTTCGTCTTCCACTTACCTGCAGCCTTAACGTCACTGCGTAGCTGAACACCCTTGAACACACGCTGAAAGTCTTCTGTGTTTACCAAGTCCCTTACACTACGACCAAAGTCACTAGCCAGCTGGTCACTGTGTGACACAGACATAATTTCATGGTTAGGGTTACGCCCTATATACCACGCAGGAAAGAGCTTACTGGTTACCAGACTCTTAGAGCTACGTGGTGGTAGAAACACCATAAGCCTTTTAATCTCACCATCGGCTACCTTCTGCAGCCTGTCACACAATAACTCTATGTGTCTACCCATGTGAAAGTCAGACACAAGAGTAGGAGCAAACTTCCTGACATATGTTAGAAAGTCTTCCTTACACTTAGCAGTAATATAATTACCCAGTGCCTCATCAAACCCTATATAATTTTTAAAGTCTTCTACTTGTTCTTGTATCATATTGTAACATTTCGTGATGTATCTGGGTATTGTATGTTTGGAAAATCCATGCTATACTAACTTTACTTTAAAGTTGGAAGAAGATATATAGAACCTCGATAGCCCCGCCCCAGTTAATTATTATTATTACTATTATTACTTCCTACCATTAATGTAATTATACTTTATAATAATATTATATACAACACAAAATACTATATACTACATACAACCTAGGCTGCCCCGCCGTTGATTGATAAATCAACAACGACAGTGGCCTGGGTTTTATTTTTTTTATACCCTGATATACCCTCTTATTTTTTTCTACTAATAGAACTACCTCTATTTCATTTTTATTTTGACCTACTAATTCCTGCACAAAAAATAGGCAATTACTTCCCAGAATTTTGGAATATGATAAAGTTCCTTAATTTGGTCGGTATGTGTCAGGCACTATTTATATATACATATACACGCAGTTTTTTTGGGGTACCCTCTCAAACACCTCTACTTGAGAATGATTCTCAATAGCAAAAGGATGCTTTTTAGAACGATTCTAATTTGCATTTGCGCTTGTCCCATTGTTTCACGTGAAACATTGTAGTGTTGCAAATATGTCACACAATAAAAATAATTTATGCCCCATGCTTTTTTCTATTGACTATGACCCCAACCTATGCCCCTATGTACTTAGGCGATGTTGCCTAGTTTTTTGAAAGGAAATTGACCATGACTATCGAATTGACCAACCCTACCCGCGCTGTTGCCATTGTAGATATAAGCGACCAACACCGCGAGTATTGCCGCGAGCAAGGCATACGCTTCGAGTTTGATTATGGGGCTATGCTCGATTCTTTATATCCCGCGCTTAAAGAGGAATATCCCCAAGAACGCGCTAAAATTTTAGGCTATGTTTATAAATTGCTGAATAAATACGCATAAATGAGAGAGAACCCGCCATTAGTGCGGGTTTTCTTTTGCCTAAAATTAGAACAAAAAGAGAACAAAACGTAAACAAAACAAGAACATAACGTGAACAAACAGTGAACATCGGGCTGCCTAAAAAGTAGGCATATGCTCATTATTTAGGCATTCAAAATATGATTAAAAAATAGGCAAAATATGAGCCGCCAGAGTGTCAAAATTATGACACTTCATGCCTTCATCAGTCCGTCAAAATCTTGACAGTGTCAGAAAATTGACAGGGTAAATCCTGCTGGTTGTGTCAAATTATTGACATTGACAATGGGCATAAAATCATGCTAATCTAAAAGATTAAAAATAATTTACTGTCAAAAAATTGACATGTCAAAATACTGACGCGTCAAAAAATTGACTGTCAAATTATTGGCATTGACAATGTGGGCAGAATATGCAACGCGTGCGCACGTTCTTTTTTTATATTTTAGAAAAAGAAAAACCTATCCTAAAAGATAGTATCTTTTTAAAATTGGTTCGGGTATATTCAAAAAACGATAGGCAATGCCTAACCGAAAACGCCAATAAAAAAAAATAAAAAAAAGTTAAAAAAAGTGTTGACTAGGGTTTTAGGTTTTGCTATAGTCGGAACATAAAGAAAAGCGAAGCAGTCACGAATTGAGTCGCTAGCATAGAAAGGTAGGCAAGATATGGCTAATAAACGCCAACGCGCCAAGGCAAGGCAAGTCCGTATTGCGGCAAGCGATGCACTGGCACAACATTGGACAGGCTGTCAAACTATTGACAGTATCGAGATACTAGAACGCAATATGTCGCGGGCTAGTGAGGTACAACGCAAGTATCACCGAATATCGCATATTTCATATACGAAAAATCGGTTTTCGACAATATAAAAAAATTGGCTGGCCATTATTGGCTAGCCTTTTTTTATCCTATATCAAACGCAAGCTAGTCTGTAGGGGCTGGCTTGCGCTTGCTATGTGGCAAGGCTAGTGTAACTAACGAATAGGTGAAACTATGATTTACAAAACACGCAATGAATGGGACGGACAATTTGTGGACGGGCTGTTTTTCTATAAGAAAACTGTAACACGCGAGAAGTACTTCAATCCGATGCCAAAGCTATACCGCACACGCATGGGGCTGGTATTCGACTGGGGCTATAAGCAAGTCGTGTTCAAGAAAGCCTTTGGCTATAAGCTAGGCAAAAAATAAGCATTGACTGTAGGGCAAGGCTAGTGTATACCTAGTCTTGCCTTATGGTGAGTGTTTAACATAGAGAGAGGAGCAGTTTATGTATAAAACACATCAACCGCGCATCGGTAAGTATGCGCTTAAATCGGCAGACAATATGGCTAAAGTTATCTATATGGTCAGTCTGTCTATTCAGCAACCATGGCATTCTGTAGGCAATCAACTTGCAGATGTTATGACTGTGGGACGCAAGTCTCGCTTTCTGTGGGGCAGTAAAGGCAAGCTTTTTGACTATGTACAAAAGCATAAGCATGAGTTATTCCTTGCCCTAAATGACTACAAAAAAGGCAGAATTGACCTAGCAGATTTGCTAGTCCGCTTTGCAGAAGTGGACGGGCTGGGGCTGGTTAAGGCTGGTTTTGTGTTGCAGTTATGCTTGGGTGAAGTGGGCTGTCTCGACATTCATAATCTGCGGATGTATGGTGTTAATGCGGCAGATTTCAAATACACCAAGAATGCAACGCCAGAGTTGAAAAAGCGCAAGGCAGAATTGTATATTGGCATGTGCGAGAAACTTGGCGGCAGTGAGAAACTGTGGGATACTTGGTGCGACAATCTGGCAAACAATCCCCGTTGCCGTAAGTATTTCACAAGCAAGCACCATGTGTCACGGGTGCATTGTGAATTCTTGGAGGCATAAGTTATGGGACTACTGATGAACTTTATACTACTACTAATGTCTAGTATTCTGGTCATTGGTAGTGCCATTACTAGCGATGCAGTGGTTGCCTTTGCTTGTGCAGTTAGTGGCTGCATTGGGCTGTTTGTTAGTGTATTTATATTACAAACGAAAGGGTATTGATATGCAAAAGTATTGTGCAGATATTGATGATTACATTGACGACACGGAAGCGATGGCAGTGTTTGATGCACTGGTGCAAGTGACGGGATATGATAGCTTTGCACTAGCTGGTGACATGTACGGCCTAGAGGCTCGATTTGGTGATGACTACGAGTATGTCGTAACGCAAGACATGCTGGAAGAAGTAGGGTATATTGCCAATTTGAAATGGTGGTTCGCTAGGGATGTAATGCTAGACAGGTGTTGTGAGCATACACTGTAACAATTTGTAACAATTCGTGATTAGACATGCGGCAAATAGTTTGTTATTGATAAGACACTAACGAAAGAGGCAGAAAATGTTTGCAGAATTTAAGATAGTATCAGGTGCAACAGGCAAAGTGTTGGGCTATGCCTACACGAAAGCAGGTGCAGAAAACTTTGCAGAACACTGCATCACTAACGATGGCGAGGTAGTCGTAAAGATTATGTCTTGCCTTGACAATGAGGCAGAACTATCATATACATTTATTACAAACTAAAGAGGTATAAAATGAGTGACGCATTTGAAATTGCACTACAAAAAGAAAACATGATGGACGAACTATTAGCAACCACATGGTATGCCTTCGAGAAAAACGGGGGCATGTATGAGATTGGCGGCAAGTATAAGACCGAAGCTGAAGCGGCAAGGGCAACCAAAAATCCGCTTGCTGACCCAGACTACTTCGCATTCGTCATTAGCGCACAAGAGTTTCTTGACTTGGCTGATGGCATACGCAAGGACATGGACAAGAAACTACAAACAGAACTATTGGGGTATTAGACATGATGAAAAACTTTGAAATTGTAGATGGCGCAGTGAAAGGCACTGCCTCTGCCGTTATTGATATATCATTTGATATAAATCTGGCAGACCTTGAGTGCAGTCTGGAAGGCGAGGCACTTGACGCAGAGGATTTTCTTGATATAATCAAGGACAACATAGAAGCAGAAGTAAGCAGGTATATTGAAGGCAGATGGATAGGTGGGTATGTAGGAGGTGGCCTATCCTTAGACTGTAACAAAACCGATGTGCATGAACTAGAAATTGAAGCAGAGGTAGAGGAAGTAGAAGATGACGACTAAGATTGTACAGATAGACCACGATGTATTGTCTGACTTACTATTGGCAAGCCATTCAGCTACGACTGTAGCTATGTCAGAGGAATACCCTACGCTATACAAAGATTATGTGAAGGCACAAGACAAGGCACGACAAGCCTTAAAGTGGGGTGAGTATGGCGAAGAATGAAACTAAAATAAAGAACTTTGTCCACGAGTTTCTCAATGAAACTCAATGGGATAAGTACGACCAGATGATTAACTATAATCAAAACACTGCACTACATGTGTACACAGACTGGGACGGAACTGTTAGGTGTTCTGTGTTTGATGTAGACAATGGGCGCAGAGTTAAAAACTACTGGACAGAGATAGCGTTATAATATATGGTACGAAAACCTGAAGATATAAAGGCTGATGTAGCTAGGCTACGCCAGCTATACCCTGAACTTAACTGGCAAAGAAAGGATATTGACAATGCCAAACTGGTGCAGAAACGAAGTGATAATCCGCTCAACGGATTACGCAAATCTAAAAAGACTACTAGCGGCGGCTGAAGAAGGCAAGATGTTGGAACTACTACGCCCATACACCAAGGACACGAACTACGAATGGGACTGGGACTGGTGTGTAAATAACTGGGGTACGAAGTGGGACACTGGCGAGATAATCTATGCCTCTCTGGAACCTTCACCCCCTTCACCCACAGCAGAAGATGTATGGGAACTGTGTATAGACTTTGAGACTGCATGGTCGCCACCTATTGCCGCATTCGTACATGGTGCAGACGCTATGGGATTTGAGTTTGACCTGTACTATATGGAAGAAGGTGTAGGGTTTGTAGGCTGTGCGCAGTACACGAAGGACACAGGTTTGAATGACGAGTGCTACGAACTGTATGAATATGGTGACGAAGTACCAAGCGAAGAAATATATCTTGACAAATTCCCATACCATATAGTAGAACATTTCAACATGGAAAAACTATACGAAGACCTGAAGGAATACGAGGAAGAAAATGCCTGAAGAACTAGAACTAAAAGTTAGAGAGTGGTTGAGTAGTTGCCCCTACGCAGAGTATGCAGACATTGATGCTGTGTATGACGATGGTCATGTGTATGTGGTGACTGTATCACTAGCGATTGAGAAGGAACTAGAGAATGCCTGATGAATTTGCCGAAGACTTTTACCACCTACTTACCAAGTATTGTGGCAGTAAGTTTGACTACAACTGGGATGAATGGGCAGAAGGCAAGATATATTTACGCTTGACAATGCAATTCAAACCGAAGTATAACACAGATACAGACGCAAAGGAGTAAGACATGTATCGAAGTGAAGCAATAGATTTTCTGAACAACCTACTAGCAGTAGATGTGATGGAAATTATTGACAACTACCAAGACAGTGATGCTACAGACATGCAACAGGTAATGCTATCAGGCTACGACCTGTTTCATATACTGGAAGCACTTATTACAAG